GATGTTGTTGAGCGCGTTGAGCCCGGCTGCGCCGAGCGCATCCCAGAATGACTTGCCCTGCTGCAGCCCTTGGTTAAGGTCCTGCAGGAAGCTGGAAAATGTACTGCGCGCTAGTTCGCCCCACTGCTTCATATCGCGCGTCGATTGCGCCGCAGCAGCCTCGGCCGCGGCCACTTCCTTGACTTGCGCGATCAATGCTGGATTGGTTACGTCTGCACCGGTCTGGCGAGCCTTGTTGAGCAGGTCTTGTTCGATCTTAGCTTGTTCGGCCGCCTGCGCTGACTGGAATACCGCGGCCTGCATCAGCTTCTCGTTCTGGATGAACTTGTCGGCATCCATCGACAAGTCCTTAGAAAACTTAGCAGTAATCGCAGCTTGCTGCGCTTGCGCCATCGCCACCGCAACGTCGTGGATTTTCGTCTTCTGCGTATCGCTTAAAGTGATGTGATCCTGAACTGCCTTGTTCAGCAGGTCCTGCTCGTGCGTAAGGGTTAGCGCCGCGACACCGACCAGGCCATATGATTGAGCCAGCGCATTCTGCTTGTCGATGTACTCCTGCGCCCCGGCCAGCAGCTTAGTCCATGGGTCTTCCTTAGCGCCGCCTGCACCAGTCGCCATCCTGCCCAACGCATCGGCTGTGCCGTTAATCTTCGGTGTCGCGCCCGCAGCCTCATTACCAGCACCCTTGAACAGGGTACGAATTTGATCGAGATACTTGGTCGCAGGGTCATTGCCCTTAAGTTTGTTCTGCAGCGTGTCCAGCGCTGCATTGGTTTGCGCAACAGACGCCGCGTAGGGATCGGACACGTGCGGTGTGAGATTAGGGGCGGGAGCCGCAGTCACAGTCGGTGGCGGGGCCGGACCAGCAGCGCCAGCCACGCCGCCGCCGATGGCAGCGCCTGTGCCCGAACCAGTCCCCATGCCGAAAAACTTTTTCAGCCAATCGGGAATCATGGTCGACGCACTGGCGACCATGTTGGAGATGTACGTTGTTGCCGTATCGAACCAGCCGGCGAACGTCGCCTTGAGCCGGGCGATGCTGACACCGAACCACTGCTCGACATCAAACCATGCCGTCTTAATGCCGTTCCAGGCATCGATTAGGACGTTGACAATCTGCACGCCCATCGAGCCGAACATGTCAGGCAGACCCTGCCAGATGATAATCGCGCCTTGGTATGCGGCACTGAACCCATTGATCACCGCATTGAATAGGTCTTTGAATACAGCCGCGACATCGACCCCAAAAATCGACTTGATCTGATCACGGAAGATCACCGCAGCCGTAACGATTGCGCCAATGCCCAAGGCAATCAGGCCAATCGGCCCTAACAACAACAATGCTGATACCGCCATTGCGGCTATTGCCGAGGCTAAGGAAATGGCTCCAGCAATGATTGCTGGCGCGAACGCAACGGCCAACGAGACGCTGACCACAGCGATAATCGGTGCCGCCTTGTCCATATTCGAGACGAGATCGGCCACACCCTGGACCAACGATGTAAGCAGGCCAACAGTGCGCGATGCCGAACTGAAGAAGGCATCGCCAATCGTGGTAATGAAATTCTTAAAGCCAGGAGCCTGCATCGACGTATTCAGACCGTCGACCTTAGTGCGCAGGTCGTCGACCGGCTTGCCGCCAAGCTCGAATAGCTGGTTGAATGTATTCTTAACCGCTGTAATCGCCCCGCCTAGCGTGTTGCGCATGGCGTCGGCCGTACCACCGACCGATTTGGCGACCGCATCGAGGATAACCTTTTGCGCGCCCGCGGCATCGTTGACAGCAGCGAATTGCTTGATCTGATCGTGTTGCGTCTGGCTTAGCACTACGCCCATCCGGCGCAGGCTATCCATCGACGTTGCCGGCTCCTGCAGCGCTCGGCCGAGCATGCGCGTTGCGTTGGGGAGATCGGTGCCCATCCGGGCAGCGAGATCGGCCGCAGCTTTAATGGTTTGCGGAAAGACTTCACCAGAGATACGCGTGTACATCAACGCCATCGCTTCCGCGGCCTTAACCTGATCATCGGAAAAAGTCGTGGTTCGCGACATCTCTTCAGCCAACGCCTGGAGGCTCGTCATCGTTTGTCCCGACGCACCGCCGGTCGATTGCAATGCGACCGACAAGCGCATAGTGGACTGTTCTGCCTCAATCGTCTTGTCGACGAAATTGCCGATGGTCAATGCGCCGGCGAATGCCGCGGCCAGCCCGGTCACCACGCCGACTGCTGCACCGACCGTCACACCTAACTCTGACATTACCTTTTCGAGCACGCCGCTTTCGAGCGATGCCTGCTGCGCTTCCTTCGATAAGTCACTGAACTTGCCGACTGCACCGCCAATGCCTGTTGCTAGGCTAGACGTTGTGCCGACAACCCGGTTGATCGCCGCATAGAGCGTATCCATGCCGCGCGATGAGCCTTGCACCTCCTGCTCGACTTGCTGAATAGCCGTCGTCATTCCCTTACCAGCGGTGCCGAATATCTGCGCCTGCGTCTGGATCGCTTGTCCCGCGCCAATCGAATATTGCCCGAGGTTGCGCGTCGACTGCTGCACCTTATCGGACGCCGCGGCAAAGTTGGTCAGATCACTAGTCGCCTTAACGACTGGTGAGCTATCAACTTCCAGGCCCAATTCAGCAATGTCAGGCATTTTGTTCTTTCAAGCGTTGTGTACGCATCTCGCTTTGCCGCTCAGCTTCTTCCACATAAGCCTTGCGATAGGCGACGTCCAGGATGAATATCACCTTGATCTCATCGCGATGCAGATAATAACCCAGCGTCCTGCACCAATCAGTAATGCGACCGGGCAACAACGGTCCGATACCGTTGAGCCCTTCATCACGGATCATCGACAAATGACGAAACACGTCGAGCAGGTATTCATCATCCGGATCGAGTTCTGCTACCAACGGACTATCGACACCGAACCGATCATTATATTGCCGGCGTGTCTCGCCTTCATCATCAGGGCTATCGTATCGAACACTTATATCAATATGCTCGCAAAGCCGCGTCGCCAGGTCTAGGAAAAATTTGTGATGTCGTTAGCAGCCTCCTCGACCTGTTCCCTGATCCAAGGCTTCTTCTTCAGCACATAGATCACCTTCTCAGTGCTGTATTCGGGCACCTCTTTCTCGAACGTGCTGTTGCCCCAGTCCCAGGATGCGACGTAGGCCGCAGCACGTTCCAGTATCTGCCGCTCAAGCATCTCGCCCTTGAGCGCCTTGTTCTTAATGCGTCGGTCAATATTGGCATCGGTGTGCCGACGAACAACCCGTTGCACTTCCTCCGCTGCTGCCGACCGGATCATAAAAATGACGCCGGTCGGCTCATCGGTCGACGGATCAGCAAGCTCAAGCCTGTACAGAAATTCATAGTCGACGCTGTCACCGAGATCAGGCATGACCATTTCCCCTTTAGTTTGCTTTTACGCGATTTGCACCACAGACGGTGCCGATTGAGAAGCAGCGTTGCCCGCACCGTTAGTCCCGGTGACGACTACGCGCAACGCGTTGCCGACATCACCCACCACGGCGGTAAACGTCCTGGCCGTCGCCGCGCTGATATCGGTGAAGGTGTGATTGCCGCCAGTATCGTGTTGCCATTGATAGGTAAAGACCGGTGCGCCGGTCCAGACACCTTCGTAGGCAGTGAGGATGTGACCGGTCTGGACGATCCCAGACATTGCTGGCAGCGTGGTGTTGGTCGGGGCCGATTGAGCCGCGGGATTGACGGTGATGATCGGCTGGTTGAGACCCAGCGTGTAGCGCTCCAGGATGAAGTCCTGGACCTTGCCACCGGGCATCGTCGGACCAGACACCACGCCACGCGTGTAGAAGATCGAGTTGCTGGAGCCGCTAGACGGTGCGTCGGCATCCTCAACCTTGAACGCATAATTGAACTTGGTCGCGCCGGCCGTCCGCAGCAGGATTTGTCCTGGATCAGTCGGATTGCGCGAGACTTCAATCGGTGGATCGCCGGCATTGCTGACGGCTTTCTGCTTTTGCGTAACCTCGGTATCCAATTCATCGTATGAGACGATGTTGGATGTCAAGCCCATCTCACCGATTGAACCGACGTTCAGCACCTGCACCCAGGTCAGTGCCTCGAAGCCGGCTTGATTGAGATCGTCAGGCTGTGGATCGGCGCAGATGTAAAGCTTGCGGCCTTTTTGAGTTTGCGCTGCCATGTTAGGAAACTCCTTTGTTTAGGCAAATGCTTCGTAGTAGATGCTGATTGGAACGAGCCAATTTGTTCCATTGGGGTTCGCAACCGCTGAGCCTACATCGGGCGCTTTTGTCAGTTGCACATTGACACCGCTTTCACGCAGCACTAGGTCTTGGGGGAAGTGCAGCGCGATCTGGCCTGCAGTCTCGACGCTCGCGGATGGGCCCTTGTTATACTGGGTCACGACGTTGATTTGCAGGATGCCTTGACGATACGTCGGATCATTACTCCCCAGGAATACTCGCTCATTCCTGTTCGGCAGGATGCGCACAGCCAGATAGGGGCTGCCATCGGCCGGTGGCGTGAAATCGAGATTAGGCCAGGCAATCGGTAGCGTCGTGGTTAGCGATTGTACTCGCTTAAGCAACGCGTTCTGAATGTTGGTCTCGACGCTGCTCATCCGCCTGACCTCGACTTAATCGCGGTGGCGCTATCGCTCACAATCCGTTGCCAGCGCTGCGCGGCTAGCCGAACGAACCCATACATGTTCTCCATGTATGGCGCGTAATTGGCCTGAAAGCCGATGTAAATCTTGTCACCGAGCTTAGCCCCGGCAATCGTCAAGGTGACATTCGGTCCGCCGTCACCATCGTAACGCACTCGGTTATCATCGTTAATCTGCGGCATCTCGTGAAGCGAGGCAGCGACCGAGCGGCGCAAGTTACCGGTCAGCACCGGCATATTGCCACCGTCACCGACCGGCGTGCGCACTTCATTGAAGATGCGCTG